ACCTGAATAAACTAACTTTGTAATTATTGGATTACCTATATCACCACAATACGCACTTAACCAACCTACTGTATCTTCTAAAAAAGATTGTGTTACTGGTCCATCGGTCATTATCGGCCAGAAGGCTGATTTAGATACGATTTGTTGATTGATAGGTTCTTGAAATATTGCGTACCCATCTAATGCTTTATATAATCCTGAACTTACTTTGGATGATGATACAATTACGTTTGAAGCGTTTGTAAAGTTCCAATAGAAATCAGCTTTATAATAAGTTACGTTAGAATTGTTTGCAAAAGATAAATCAGTAAGGGTTGAATTAATTATTCTACTTACATCAAACATACCTACCAAACTAGTGTTAGGATACTTTGTTAATGTGTAATCCCCAACTGAACCCGATTGATTGGGTGCACCATTCCAATAATACAAGTCTGCAAAGTATTGAAATGAGGAACTATAAACAACATTCGTATTTTCAAACACCGTAAACACCATTGGTGATTGTGCTAACGATGCCGAAGCTGGGTATTGTGTTATACTAAGTGACATAATAAAATCTTTATTCTTTATTATTTAACCAACGAAAACCGATTTGTATTTGATGGTTACCTCGCTTTAGCTCTTTCCGCACTTAAACTACGAAAAGCCCTATCCAAACCTATCTTTATTATAGGTAAGAAATCCTTCTCCATATATCCACCAATATACGCATCTATTGTTTTCTTTAAAAGAGGGTCTTGTGATGCTTTCTGAGCGAATGGTCTTGGTTTACCCGCACCAACGCCTGTACCATTACCCTTCTCTACAAATACACCATACTCTGCTCCCGAAGGTGCATATTGTAAGGATACATTAAATGATGGTTCTGGTATTTTTAATTTTGTTTTACTTCTAGCCTGCTTTGATGTAATCATTCGGCTAGGTGTATTGTAAGACCCAATAGTTTTATATAAGTTACCTGTCTTATACGCAGGTTTCCAAGGCCCACTCACCATATATAGTTGGGCTAAGGATGTGAATGTTTTGGCTACTTCTTCTAATTCTTTCATTAATCAGCTAATAAATTATATAAACATCTTGGTCTATCGTTATGAGTAGTAAGGTCAAAGGTTGCTACCCATCCACCCAATCCGTTATCAAATTTATCCTTAAATGCATCGCACCTTATAGTACCATCAATATCGAAATTGGAGGTGGCATATTGAGTGTATGATACCAAGTCATTGATTATAGATAGGGTATTAGCGTGTATATCAACTGTGTCATCAGTACCATAAAAAGGTATTGTTTGTTTATTATATACACCCGTTGATTCGTTGTTCTTTAATTTAATCTTATCAGCAATTGTAAGCTGACAAGTATATACAGTTTGAGAACCATCAAATACTGCATTAGTAATTAAAATATTACCTAATGGGTATTGAGGAAACTCCTTATCATCTATTTCAAATATATCACCTTGCGTTGCACTTTCAATAGAAGGATGATTACTCATTATTGTTTCAAAGTAATCCAACACATTATAGTACAATGAATAGTTTGTACCGGTATTATTTACTATGTTTGCCATATTATTATAATTGGATACCTCCGAAATATTGATTAGTAAAATCAGGATATACCTGCGTTAAATTACCAACACTTTCAAGGTATTGTGGTATTTCGTTAGAGTATGCCACTAAATAGTTTTGTAGTCTTGTTGCGTAGAAATCAGCAGAGTTCATACACTTTTGTAATAGGTAATCTATTTCATTCTTACCAGGAGCTATTGATTGTTCTGATTGATGTTTTACAGCTCCTTCGGATTTAAATTGTACTGCTGAAAATGGTACATACTCCACACAACTATACCATATTAGGGTTGGTTTGATATGGTCATTGATTAGGTCTTGGTAAAATACTGATAATGTACTTACTGTCCCAGCCTCAATACGTGCTTGTAGAAAAGCAAATAATACCGTACCCAATAGGTTTAGCATGTATTTATCTTGCGCTGTTCTCACAAATGGTAACAGTCTATCTGCATCTATTGCACCCTGTAAAGGTGAATTTTTAATAATATCGTTTCTGCTTACAAATAGTGCGTAGCTCATTTCTTATAATTTATATGTTTCATAGTTCTTAGAGAAGTTAGGATTAGATTTTGAATAATCCATTAAAGTTTCTTCTTCTATATTAGTATCAACCGCTCCCTCATCTTCAATAGTTGAAGGATTTTCCATTTGTTTATCAGTTTCTTCAGAAACTTCATCTACTGTTTGTCCTGTTTCTTCTGCTTGTTGTGATAAGATTGCCAATGGAGTTAATTGTTCAAAGTATAATTCAGTATCATCATATCCACCTTCAGATAACGCAGTAGTTATAAAATTAATTACTAAGTTTTGGAATGGATTAATTGTCATTGTTTGTAAGATAGAGAATGCTGTTTTCATTTCCTCTGATTGAGAACTGAAACCATTAGCTACAGTTCTGATACCAAACAATAATGGAGATGTTACTCTATGTCCAACTAAGATTCTATCTTGTGCGTATTCAGCAACATATTTGTATTTGTCGTGTAGGTTATCTATGTTGATTGTTTCTAAGGTAGGTCTTCTTTCAGCATCATCGTTAAATGAAATCATAAATCTACCAGCGTTTCTAGTGCCTGTAAACTTCTGCTCAATCATTGATTCTATTACTTGTCTTTCTTCAGGAGCTGGAATACCATTGTTCATATTAACCATTACCAACGGCATAAACCCATTCTCAATATTGTTTAAGTGAAGATTACTTAATTCAGCTTCAACAAATGCAAATTGTAAACCAGGCATCCAATCAGGTAAACTATAATAGTATTTGCCAGGTGTGTAGTTCTTAATATAAAGTAACTCCATCTTTTCATTATATGTTCCATAAGCAGGTATTTTCTTTTTAGCTCTTTGTGCTTTTTGGTCAGCCCAATCAGTACAATAGTAATAGTTTTCCACTTGAGGATTATCGTATATCTTTTCAGCACGAATTGTTTGAATTGGAGTATGATAAAATTTAACTACTTTAGTATGACTATCATCCCAATATACTTGGAATGCAGAGTTACCATATAATTTCAAATCAAATATAACTCTTTTTAATTCTTCTTGTGGAATTAGTTTACTTAATACATTCTGAAATGCCACATCTTTAGAGTACAATCCTTTACCAAATATTAAATCGGCAATACCTTCGATACAAGCTGCATTAGTTGTAGAAGTTGTATAACTATCCGTTATGTTTTGGAAGTAATCATCAGGTGTTATAATACCAACAGGCACCCACGAATAGCGTGTTTTAGTATCCTCTACTACGATAGGTATTTCTTGCGATGTTAGGTTTACTACTGAGAAACTTTGTTTTTCTTTCATTGTTATTGCATTATAATATAATCGTTATCAGTTAGGTTACTAATATATCTTTCTTCAACACCTAATTGATTTTCATAAGCCGCTTTATCTATTGATTGTGAAGCAAATACTGAAATAGAACCATCCCATATTGATGAGGTTGTATCAGTTATAAATGCTCTATATTGGTCACCAGTTTTTGCGCCTGAAATAGATGCAGTCCAATTAAGGATACCCTCATATGCTTGATATGTGTAAGGTCTGCCTGATGCACTTATTGATGAAGTTGTATTCTCCAATGTAAGCATGTTCTGCAGATTGAGTTTAAGCTGTGATGAGCCGGTTGGAGCTATTCTAAATGAGTAGTTATTGCTTCCAGAAATGTAATAAGCTAGCATTAGGTTGTACTTAAATTGTTTTATCTATACATTTAACAATGATGTAATGAAAAATAGTGATTGCATAAAAAAAGGGAGAACTGAGTCTCCCTTTAATATCTTTAAGTGTATTACCGATTAGTTCGTACCATTCACTATTGTTGGTGGGTTTGTCACAGCTCCAAATGGCGAACCAAATGTTGAGCCAGAGATAAACGATGCTGGAAACTGCTCTTGTCCAGTGAAAGTTATAGAATAACCATAAAGGTCTCCCATAGCTGCACCAGTCTGAATAGTACCTCCAGTTACATCTGCACCTTCTCTTTGTCCTATTAATAGAGTATCTCCATTCATAGTGTGTACAAAGATTTGAGGTCTTCCGTAAGCCATCAACTTTAATTGAGTAGTCATCTCATTTGTCAACTTCTTAAGATTCAATGTTAATTCTTGTGAAAAGAATGTAGTTCCATTTTCTCTAGAAGTGTTGACAGTTTCAGTATATGCACTTGTTCCTTTTAGGTCATAAAAGTAAGCTGTAAGACCAGCTGGTAAAGATTCGATTAAATCGTCTGCTTCACCATTAGTTGCTATAGCAAGTGAACCGGTGTAGTTTACGAAATAAACTCCACTAAGCCCGCCTACTGCTTCCTTACAAACTTCGTTACGTCCTGATGTTAAATTACAAGCCATGTTGATTAAGTTTTTAGTTTTTAATTTTTGTTCTGAAACTTAAAGAGTAAGAGAGGGAATTTCACCCTCTCATTATTCACTCAATTAAATTAATAGTTTTTGTGTATTACACACTCATTTCCAAGACCGAACACTGTGTCGGCTGTATAGCGTAAAATTACACGGAAATTTTGTGAACCGTCTAGGTCAGCCATATCCAATACTTTCACTTCGTTGTAATCACTCATCAAACCAGTTCCGAAGAATAAGTTAGATTTTTGAGCCGCGACTATTTGATTCGAATTTAGACCAGGGCAAAGTGCTATTTCAATACCATTGAAGTTGAATGGTTTTTCACCAACGTTCATTTGGTTGTTGTAGCCATTTGCTCCAATTGCACCTCCTCCAAGAGCTTGTTGATAAGCTTTAACTACGTTTGTTGGTACATAGATGAAAAGGTCTTCTTTACCATACACAGTTGCAGGAACTACGTCCACTAATGAATTCAACACAGATAATACGTTTGCTGAAGTAATTGAACCTGAAACTGATGAAGTTACAGGAGCGTTTACACCACCTGCTACTACTGATGAAGATAATTCATTGTAGATACCTTGGAATTGTCCGTTAGTAGATGGATTACCTTGCCAAATAGAAGTTTCAGTTGCGTCAGCTACTTTACCACCAACATAACTAACTAAGAAGTCAGTAAAGTTAGCAGGGATAGTATCAAATGCACTAAATCCTAATTGTAGAGCTTCCCAGCTATCTACGAATTCTGCCTTACACAAGCTTAAGTTAACTTGTAATTCTTTTGGCTCTAATATTCTTTCGGTAAGAGCTACTGTACCCGATGTTGCGAAATCACAAGATGCGTTATTAACGATAGAGTCTACAGCAATCCTTGAGATTACTGATTTGTACTTAACGTTAGGCATGATTGTGATGTAACCGTTGTCCAATGTACGAGCAGAAAGTAATGCCGCTGCAATATATTTGCCTGCGAACTCACCTGCGTAAGTACTTGTAACTGACGGTTGTTCAAAATTTTGTTTTTTTCTCATGTCAATAAGTTTTTTTTGTTTATTTGTATAATTTAGATAAGAAATTAGATTGTGTACCCACAACTTTATCTTTCCTACTCATTTTAATATTTTGTGTTTTAGAAGGATTCTCCTCAATAGGTGCTCCATCTAATTTAGGAAGGTCTTCTTCCATTTTAATATCAGCTTCTTTTTTATCTTCAGCTGGTTTACCTTTGATTTCTTCTTCTTTAGTATCTTCCATCTTAGCTATTTTCTTTTCCATTTCAGAAATACGATATGCTAAATCAGAATACTTCTTTTCCATATCTTCAGGAATTGATTCAACAGGTAAATCACCA